TCAGTGTTTAAGTAATTATGTCTTGCAATATCAAGAGATAATTGTCTGTTTATTTCTGCACACTCAGAGCAGTAAATACAATTCTTTTCAGGTTCTCTATTACAATTTGGTTCCGGACAAATTCTCGTTTTTATCATTGATATATTCCTTTAATAAAACTAATATGGTAAAAATAAGTGTTGTAACTGCAAAAATAATCCAGGACTGAAAAGAGTCTGATTTTAAAACATATATTATACTCCATAACCATAATCCTGCAAATATAGTTCTAATCATAGCTCTTCTCCCGTCTTTCGTATCGGTCCCATTTGTGTTCTGAGCAAACCCGTTTAGGATCCTTCAAAAGACACGGTACTTTTCTGAATTTAATACAATTTGCACAGTTTTTAAGATCACCTATCATTTCCCGTGCGTGTTCAAGCTCAGATTCAAGAATTAGTTCTCTATCGCTCATATCGCCCCCACTGCAATCATGTTTTTAGCGGTTTCAAGAAGTATGCTGTCAATGTCTATTATGGCATTAGCACGGCTTTTTTTCATGCAAGACGGACACAGGCTTTGGTTAATACATTTATCTTTAAAACTGATATACTCTTCTTCCATGAGAATGTTAAAACCCACACTTACAACGGCGTGACACTGCTTACATACAATAACTTCATCTTCTTCTCTATACATTTTTTCACTCATAACAAAACCATCCTTTTTATTTTATTATCGGCTAACCTACTTGAGAACTATATATTTTTTTTTCAAAATTTTGTCTTCTGATCTCAATAGCGGTCATTATGCAGTAATTTGCCATATCTAATAAAGTGTCCTCTGATGATTCTGATTTTACTTCTATTTTACCCGTGCTGACGATATTATCGAATCTCTGAAATTTATCCTCTATGCGTGTAAGAGCTGCGACAAATCCTCGTTTTTGAATTGATCTGGCGAAACTATCGCCGTAATCAGCGTTTTTTTCTCTGTATATCTTCGCAGCTTCACCGACTATTTTATCAAATTCAGCGTATTGGTCGAATTTTATATCAATTCTACCCGATATTTGAATGTATGGCGTTCCTTTTCCCTGCTCTGCCCATCTTTTTTCAGCAAGTTCAACATCGACAATAAGCATTTCGCCGACTCTTTTTAAACACATGAAAGTGTCGAAGTCTATTTCTTTAAAACCGCAAGTATCATAATATAGATTAAAGCTTTTAGAATCAAATCTTTGATCATAAAAATATAGATATTTCATTATTCCAGACTTCGGAAAAGATGAACGATATCCACTTTTAATAAGAAAAGATAGTTTATCTACAATTTGTCCTACCATTTCTTCATCTTCCGGTACTCTCATTTTAAATTCTTTCATCTTTTTCCTCCTGCTCTCTTTTCTCGCTCTCTTTTTCAGCTTTAATCTGCTGCTGTAATCTTGCCGTAGTGCCGAAACTGAACGGATCAGGCTGTTTGTATTCTCTGAATTGATTTGACATATTTACCTCTCACTTTTTATTAAAAATACATTAATATTATTGGTTTGAAATGTCAAGAACTAAAGTAAAAATTTTTAACTTTTTATGAAACTGAATATGTGTTTTATAACCTCAATGGTCCACCCATTGCCTAACATCTGGTATCTCTGAGAATTTGAAACATAGTTGGTGTAATTATCTGGAACAGTTTGTAATCTCTCGCACTCTACAGGTGTTAATTTTCTCCATAGAATTTCTTTTTCAGTTTCATCTTCAATAAGTCTGGGATGTCTTACGACTTCACCTACAAGGCAGTGTCTACCGCTTCGCCGTTCTATTCGCCATTGCCTTATAGTTATGCTTGTTTTACTCATTTTCTTCTCCAATACTTAATAATACAGCGGTTTCGCCGAAATAAAGCCTGGCAGCTTTATTATACGCAAGAGCAGCAAGTCTTTCTGTTTCAAAAGTACCAAGATGTATTCGCCTCCGATTTACCGTAATCTTTGACGTAAATTTATCCAGGTTTTTCTGATAATATACGTTTTTATACTTACCCGTATAATCAGCTTCCGAATAATGCTTTCTCCGGTGTCCGGTTCTTTTTTCCTGATAAGACTTTCGTGCTTTTTCCATTAAGTCAGCATGAGTCTGTTTTTTAAGATTCTGTCTTCTACAATCCAGAGCGTTACCGTTAATAAAGTCCGTATAATCGTCTTTACTGGAATTTAATATGATATGATGCAAGTATTTCTGAATAAGTACACCGTTCTCATACCTGTAAAGCCTGGCAAAAAATATCCTGTGCTTTACAATATAAAGTCCCCAGCCCTGTAGTAAATGCAAGTCCTCGTCATCGACTAAGACTTCGTGAGTGCCGTGCGTTTTACTTGATCGGGTTAAGATCATCGGTTATCTCTTTTTTTATATTAGTTTGATAAATTGACCCCTTAATAGAACTATAAATATTCAATCCTATTTTAAAACCTGAGTCACCTGGAACTGATTGATTCCCCTCTGTGCTGGCTATGATTATACTTTTACCCGAAGATGATTCTCCATAGTTTTTTGAAAGATCGACTACTATAGTGAGTATGTCGCCTTTTACTTCCATTTCTACATTTTTCATATTATTCTCCTTTCTATTTAGTTTATACGGCTTTGCATTTTTTAAAACAAGATCCCTGATATTATTATTTTTAAAGCCTTATATCGTCCGTTCTGACGCTTATATGAGCCGAATACAAGGCTTTTTGTATATCACAAAATGGCACTTAAGTGATATTATCTATTTTTCTTATAATCATTATAAATCTTTACATGAGTTGAAGCAACTTGCTTTAAGTTATAAGCTACTATATATAATAGACACAACCCTGTTATCGAAACTATCAAAAATAATATTAAAAACAATATCCCTATTACTTTCATCCCCTTCACCTCTCTTCTGGTTTAATTATTTTCCATTCATCTATTTTTTTTCTTATTGATACCGTACATTCCACACATAAATCCGGAATATCTATCTCCCTACCAGATCCACCTCCGTGACTACCGACTGAGTACGCAAAATACAATTTACCTTTTCCATTCAAAGATCCAGTATCAACTTTATTTAACTCTCTTCCGCATCTATCGCAAATCGTTATTTCTGTCTTCATGTCACTTAATCCTCCTTACTTGATAAACTAAAAACATCGTCACTGCATATTTTCCAGAATAAAACTATAGCTGATATTGTTATTATTGTTAGTGTCATTTCTTCAACCTCTCGTTTTCTTTTATCAATGCTTGAAAAGCATTTTGTAATTTAACTATTAACTGAAAATTTATATCTAATGTATCATCATGTGCCAATTTTTGCCAACGTCTATACATCTCTCCCGCTTCCTCAACCAGTGTTTCAAGTTCTGATTTTCGGATAACTCCATTTTGCCTCATTTCTCTTATAGAACATTCAATATCAACTATGTCGGTAAAGTCTTTATCTGATGCCTTTAAATATACACAATTCCATAGAAACCATCTTGCTTGTTCTTCACTCTCAAACTGAAACTTTTGTTTTTCCATTTCCCTCTCCTCTGGTTTAAAAGGAGTGCCACACGTTTCGCACTGCCATGTGTTTCTCATAGCCCCTCCACCAATGCCAACTGTTTTTAATACAACTTTAGAATGTGAACAACATGGGTTTTCCATTTCTTTCTCCTTTGGTAATATAATAGTAAAACCTATCCTATCAGCCATTTCTTTCATCCTGATAATTTCTTTCTCAAATCTATTGTTCATTTTATACTCCTAACTAAATAATCATTATGTCTTTATTACTGCCTTATTACTTCCCCTTTACTGTCATAATCCCTATTTTGTCAGTTATTCCCTTATCTTATGCTTTTTAATCCAACTCGTAGACTCAAGCGCAAACTCTGGAAGTGTAAAAGTTTTCTGCAGCTTCCATTTTTTAGACTTTGTAAAAAACCGGATATCTTGAATATCAAGATCAACATCGAATCTATTATTTTCTTTTCTGTAAATAAACACCTGACTTGTTTTTTCAACGCCATAGCCCATAAGTTCGAGATTATCAGATATTTTTTCTAAATCACTTATTTTTATCATCTTCATGTACCCTGTACTGGTCTTTTGTTAGTTCAATAGTTTTAGGATTAGTAGTTTTAAAATTATATTTTATATCGTTTTCACTACTCTTGTTTTTTATTTCATTCCAGAATCGGGATAAGGCTTCTTTTTGATATTGATTACAGTCTCTTACATTATCCATTACATATCCTCGCATAATCTGTTGTTGTTAGGTGCTTATTCTTACGCTTACTCAAATAACTTATTATATGCTCTTCTTCGCTTAGATCCGGTACTTTGGCAAGATAAAGAGCTTCGTTTACAAAGCATTTTAGCTTTTCACGGTAAGTATTATATGTTTTATCATCACCGTATCTATCTCTGTACTGACTTAAACAAGCGATATAATGATCGACAAAATTATAGAAAGCAGTGCTGTTTTTCCAATACCGCCATGTGTTTGGATGATAACGACTATATTCTTTGTTTTGTCCAGTCCATGACAAGCCAAGAGCATGACCGCAATCGCTAAGTATCTGCCACCCCTCTCTGATATTGACTCGCTTCAAACAATAGTCAGGAAGTATTTTAGCGTTCTGCCAAGACTCAGCATCTATAATATAAAATTGCATTTGTTGTCCTCCTGATTAAATATATGTCTCACATAATAAATATGTCAATAAATTTTTTTACTTTTAAAAGAAAAAATTTTACTTTTTATTAAACCGCTATAAACACCTTTTTCCTTTTATTATCTGCTGTAATTTCAATGTGTTCTTCTACAAGTTCTGAATTAAGAAGAGTTTCCATAACATCTTTTCTCTCATTGCTTTTCAAGTGGTGGAACTTTTTAACAAGATCTTTATTCAGTATTTTACCGTGCTTTCTTATCTCTCGGAGTACGTCTTTAACATTCTTTTCCTGAGAGCTTGAACTGATTCGGTTTTCTGCATCATAATGCAGATTATCAAATATATGACGTGTTAGATTTCTTCCATAATCAACGTGTTCGGGTTTAATAATTGGGCGTTCTTCACCTATTGCACAACCGCAGGCAAGGATAAGAGCTATCTGTTCACAAATAAGACCACATCTGTTGTAAATGCTATGAATTTTATTCTCAGATTCAAGCTTTTGTCTTAACATCTGAATCTCTTTATTGAAGTCTTTAACCATAGCCTTTGCTTCTTTTGTGTATGGTATTATCAACGGATTCACTACTTCGGTACCGCTTAAATTGCCTTTCGGATCACAATTAGTTGGTCTGTGAAATAAAGCCCGTGTATTCTCAATTAAAGTTCCTGATGGTTTCATAATTTCAATATCATCATTAGTATCGGGAAAAGGATTTTCGCTTTCAAAGATAAGCATCCTCGCAACAAGTCCTTCCTCGATACTCTTTTTAGTCAGTGATTCATAAAACTGATCAGGGGTAGCTGTACCATAAATACAAAGATTCGGATTATTAATTGAAATATTACGCTTTGTATCTGCATAATTCTTACCAGGCATTGACGTTCTCGCACTGCTATAAGCTTTTAAGAATACGTCAACAACGCCGTGTAAGTGACTGTTTTGAGCTGAGTTTGTAGTCTGCAAAAATCTGCCTATCTCATCAAGTAAGAATATCGGACTCGGAAAGGCATAAAGAGCGTTATAAACCGCTGCATCACTCGCAAGAGTTTCAACCGTAGCAAGTCCAGCCATCATAGGATCATTGCAGCAATATACAATTTCCTTTATACACTGCCTTGCATTGTCTTTTCCGCAACCGCTTTCACCCAACCCCACACAATAAATATTAGTACGAGCGTTCTTTTCGGTCCGGACCTTACGCCCCAGAACTGCACCGGTAAAGGTTAGAGCTGCAGCAAGATGAAGTATGGGTTGATCCTGTATTGCCTGAGAGTTCATATATTCCATGACTTCGCCCACATATCCAGGAGGTTTTAGCAGTTCAGTAGGAAATTTCTTCTTTTCGTAAGACTTTGGCAGGTTTATTCTTGCCTCTATTTGCTCTGGTGTAAGAGTTTCAAAGGCGTTATTGTCTGTACTTGTATAGGTAGTTACCCACCCTTTTTGCTTGGCATATCCAAAAACACTGGCTATTGTAATATCATGAGGTTCAAAGCTTTTCCATTTCTGTTCGCTATCAACCGGATCAAACTTCTCTGACTTCATACTCCATTCAAGCCATAAGCCTTTAGCCTGTTCGGTCTCCGTACTTTTGCAAGCATGTCCTATTCTTACCCATAAATCCCTATCATCTGCATCTAAAAAACAAAGAGCTGAGCGTATTTCTCTGACTTCTGAAGCCGGTAATAATTGCAGTTGTTTTTCAACGGGTTTTGTATCTGAATACTCACTAGGCTTTTTATAGTTTTCAACCCATTCCGGTAATTCAGCCATAAGACTTTTAACATCACTATCGTCTTCGCAATCGAGGGGGAAGTATTGCCTGTAGTCAAAAGTTACACAATATCCTCCATTTGCTCTGATATCAACGGGTAAGGTCTTATCAAAAAATCTGACAGCAGATCTAAGCCTTGTACTATTTACTTTGTAATATAAATGCCTGCCCCCACTCATTGTCTCAACTTCAAAAGTAGGGGGAAATTCCCCGTAAGTCTTAAGCTCTTCTTTTAAATCGTCAACGCTTCTACCGTCTTTTATGTCTATGTCAATGATGACTATACCATTAACATCTCCGCAAGGCAATCCTATTAAAAATGTATCTCTAAAAAATTGCTTATATAATAATTCTTTATCATCGTGTGCTTCGAGAAAACCTTTACTGTTCGCTGGCGTTTTATTTGCATTACACGGAAATATTTTAAAGCCCTGATCAACGTACTTATCTATTAACTCTCTCTTCATAAAAATAACCTTTTCATTGAAATCTCCATTTCATTTATATATATAAAAAAGCTCTGCGGTCAAGTTGTGTGTTAGTAGACCGCAGAGTGACCAGAAGCTAAAATAATGTTCCCTGACTTCTTAAAGTTTCTAATCGCTCACATGATGATTTATAATAATCTTCATCTTTTTCAATTGCAAGAAAATTAAATTTTTCTAAATGACAAGCACAGGCAAGCGAACCACTTCCGGAATGAGTATCAATAATCTTGTCTCCGGTTTTTGCATAGTTTTGTAATAGCCAACGATATAAGGCAACGGGTTTTTGAGTGGGGTGAAATCTTTGCTTGTCAGAATTTATATTTCCGTAATATGTGTAATCGTAGTGCACTGCTTGTCTATCCGTAAAACTTGTATAAATCAATTCACCATCTGAATAGTTTTTTATTGGTTGTCTTTTATACCAAAAAATAAACGCTTGGCAATTGCCTAATATATCCGCAAAATAATTATATCCACAAATAATTTGATTTACGCTTATTCTTTTCAATTCATTAAAATACTTATTGTCTGGTTTATTGTCCCATTTTTCAGCACGTATTTTATATTTATGAGGGCTACGCTGAGTCCCTCTTTTTGTCTTGTTCATTATCCCATACGGTGGATCAACAATAGCCAACTCGAAAAATTTATCCGGTATAGTTGCCATTATATCATTACAGTCGGCATGTATTATTTTATTAAGTTCAATCATTTATCAGTCTCCTCTAAAACCCTGTGTCCACAGCTACAAACCCATAGCTTTGCAAGTGCTGTATTAAGATTAGAACTTGTGTCTCTTACCATTTTTTTCTTACATTTTGAACAGGTCATTCGTAATCTCCTTTTTCTATCTTCGCAAGAGCTTTATCAATTACCTTTATCAAGCCGTCTTGAATCACTTCTTCATTATAAAGCAATTGCAAATTACAGCTTATATTATCACATATTTCTGTAACTATCTTAGGTTCAAGAATTGTACTCATACCGTTGAGAATATACCTGTCTCTATACTCTCCACACTCTTCAAAGAGCTTTTCAAGCTTGTTACTCCTCCCCTCAAAATAGTTATAAATCCGATTCAGTTTTTCTATAAGTTCAGGTGTTATTTCAAATTGTGGCTTCGGTTCTGACATTTTCTGTCTCCTGTTGTTCTATTTTTTGAAAGAGAAAACCTGTAATTTGCGGATATTTCCCGTTAGTATCTACAAGAATTTGAACGGGCTTCTCAATTTTATCCCTGTTTTTAACAATATCTTCTATACTGTAAAGCGGTTCGTCAAGCCTTTCTACTGGAAGTCTTTGATCTAACCACCTTTTCGCCTTTTTTTGTGCAAATCCCTGATGTAAAGGGCAAACATACTCATCATAATGAAGTAAATCACTTACATAATACTTAACTCTTAAACAATCCGGACTACCGGCTTTACTATGAACCTGATAATCGACATAGCTCACGTCATAAATAACGGGTTTTTTCCACTTACTTATTATATCGGCTTCGCTTGCTTTATCCTCATGCTTATCACGTTCAGGAAAAATATATCCACAGTCAGGGCATTCCATGACGGCAAGAGCCATTAGTGATTCGCAAACTGGACAAGTCTTTTCGGGCATAGTGCCGATCTCAGTATTGCCATCTTTACCCTCTCTTATTTCGATCTTATCTATCGGTCCATGAGTTGTTATCAAATTGCCAAAATCTAAAATTAAACAATCTTCTTTTGACGGATCTATTCTTGTTCCTCTTCCTATAATTTGAACATATAATCCCGTACTTTTTGTGCTTCTTAAAACAGCAATACAGTCAATATTCTTTTGATTAAATCCGGTAGTTAACTTGTCAACATTTACAAGATATTTTATTTTACCTGTTTTAAAATCAGATAAAGCCCGTTGATTTTCAATATCGGTTCTTTTGCTATGAACAAAATCAACAACCTGACCAAATTTATTAAATGCTTCTGCTATTCTTTCACAGTGTTCAATACTTACAGAGAATATAAGAACATGTTTTCTATCCTGAGTATATTCAATAATTTCTTTTACGCTGCGTTCTACAAGATCATCTTTATTAAAGGCAATATCAAGTTCATCAAGAGCATATTCCCCAGCCCTGATATGAACACCGAATAAATCTACCTTACTTTTCATTGCTTTTTTAGGAGTTATAACATTACAAAGATATTGTTTTTTATCTTTATTTTTAGGATGATTCGGGTTTATTAATTCTGCTATTGTAGCCTCATAGCAAATGTCATTAAATATTTTTGTCTTACCTTTTGTAAGCATACCTCCCTTCATGCGCCACGGAGTAGCACTAAGTCCCCCTATAACAATATTCTTGTTTATTTTTTTCATCTCATTTAAGAACGTTCGGTATATACCCTCATCTTTATGCGGGCAAAGGTGGGCTTCATCTATAAGAATTAAATCTCTAAATCCTATAGCTGACCAACTTTTTTTATGAACACTCTGAATAGACGCAAAGGTAATTCTGTTCTTATATTCTTTTCTTTTAAGCCCTGCACAGTATATGCCAGCATCTATTAGCTGATCATTCATAAGAGTTGTAAATTCGTCATAATTTTGCTGGACTAAATTTTGATCGTGAGTCAGTAATAATATCTTAGTATGATCCCACTCAAGCATCCATTTTACTATCATAGCTTGAACGTACGCTTTTCCGGTTCCAGTTGGAAGCACTATTAAGGGATTTGAATTATGATTATTAGCCGTATATTCCTGAAACGCTTCAAGGGCTTCTTTTTGATAATATCTTGGGATTATAGCAGTCATATTTTAAAACCCTCTGGTAGTAAATGTTCTATATTATGTTTTTTAATTAAATCCGTATCTATCTTGTTATTTTTTGTTAAATTTTCTTTATAAGGTAATAATCTTAAGTTTTTTGGATTCCAACACTTTTTTATATCCTCTTCATTTAAAAAATTATATATAGATATCGGAATAATATGATCTATGTGTATTTTTTTATTTTTACTATCATATTCATTCCATAAAGGATCTTTTTGTAAATGTTCAAAATATTCTTTAAAAGATATACCTGTATATATAAAAAATTTGTTTTCTTTTTTAATATTTTTTTCTTTAAATTTAATCCTAAATAAATTTCTAATAGTTTGATAAAGTTTGTAGTCTAAATCATTATTATATTTATCTCTTTGTTTTTGATTTAATTTATCTTTATTCTTAATTCTATATTCTTTATTTGATTGAGATAAATAATCTTTATTTTCTTCTCTATATTTCTTTTGATAACCCGTTCTTTCATTATATTCTTTACTTTTTTCTCTTTTTTTTTCTTTATTTTTTAAATTGTATTCTTTTTTTTGAATAGCAATTGATTCTTTATTTTTTTCATTATATGCTTTAGCTCTATTATGTCTTTTATCTTTATTATTTTTTATATACTCATCCTGATACAAATCTCGGCAAACTTTACATTGATAAGTATGTCCATCTTTTCTGTTTTTGTCTCTGTAAAACTGATCTATATTTTTTTCTTCTTTGCATTTAGAGCATATTTTTGTAGTCATTATAATTACCTCTTTAAATTAAAAAAGACTTACCCCCTCTGTTCCCGATTTAATTAAAAATCGCCTTGACCTGAACAGAAGAAATAAGCCTTTTATAAATGTCCTATTAAAGACAAGCTCAACCGGTCAAGGTCATTCGAGTCTATCTTTAATGCTGCGTTATGTTTAGTTTTTAAAAAGTGTAAGTCAAGGAATTTTTATTCAAGTTCTTAATTAAAATTAAAAATTATATGCTTCTTTTTTAATCTATAAATTGTTTTTTTATCGAGTATTTTCTTTATGTAAATGTTTTGACAGTTTTCTCTGTAATCTATTTGTATTTTTGTAATTAAATAGTTTTCATCTTTATATTCTACAAGAGTGTTCATGTCTTCTGAAAATAAAGTTTTAAATTCTGCGTCCATTAAAGGATTGTTTTCTTTAGAATCTATATCATATACTTTTGTTCTCATTATCTACACTCCTCCTTGTTGCATACATAAAAGTAATTTTTAAGTCTTCTGTTTATACACAATTTGTTTTTACATTCTATCTCTTTCCATGAATTGCAGTCTTTAACCCACGGGAAAATATTCCAGTTTAAAAGCCTGTATGTTTTATCTACAGCTTTTTCTTGTGCCATGTCTCTTCTCCATTTACTTCTATTGCAAAAATTTCAAGTTTTTCCCATTCTTCTTCTGTAAATTCGGTATCTGCACCATAATCTTTACCATATCTAATATTATCAGATCCTTCGGCTTCAAAAACATATCTGATATATTTCTTTAAAAGTTCTTCCGATTCTCTTAATTTCAGGTTTTCTCTTTCTTCCAAAGCATTAACATAATCCTCCATTTCTGGGATTAAACCACCGAAGTGACGTATTGCTTCTTCTCTGTATTCATAATATTTTTGCTGTATGGCTTCAAACTCTGTCATCTTACTTCCCTCCATTTTTTCTTTTTACAGTCTGCGATAGTCGTTATACATACAATATTATCGACACTCTTGATCTCTTTCACACACCTTACATCACCGGATTCAGTACAGTCGATAAAATTCTTACATCCAAAACACCTGACTTTTTGACTGTGGGTTACTACGGTCATCGCCTATATCTCCCACTTATTACTTTTATCCCAAGCCTTTTTAGCTTGTTCCTGCGGTATTACACTGCCTTTAAACTCTTTTACAAATTGATTGGTAATGTCATTGATATTAACAATATTTTCTCTAAGTTCTTTACTTGTAAATATTCCGTCAACTCTGCCCTTAACATCGGGAAAGCCCGTGAGATTAGTATTGGCAAAGAAAAAGTCTTTACCACTGACCTGATATAAGCAGCCGTCGTCTTGGTGTTCGATAAGTTTAGCACCGCTAATCAACGAAGGATTATATATATGCTTATCACAACCCGAATTTAAGAGGCTATCTTCTATTATTGTGTCTGTGGCAAGGCACATGCTTTTACCACCGTCAATACATTCCCTGTAACGGCAAGTTTTGCAGTGTACGTCTGGAAAGTCGCCGTCATGACATATGCCTTTAAACTGACACCATCCGCACTTGAAGAACTCCCTCTTATTACTTATCTTCGCCGGTATAGTCCAGTTTTCAAAGATAATGTTTTTAGCTTTTTCAATTAACATTTCAGCGTAACTTCTTTTGTATTCTGTTCTACAGCTCACATGATCTCTTCCACCTGGTAAACATGAAACGAGATAATGCCGTTCCAGTTCAAAAGCGTGCATGTATATTTGAGATTGAGCGTAATATGTGCTGTCTGTATGATAAAGAGCGTCTTTCTCTCCTTTATCTGCAATATTCTTTTTCAGCTCATTAAACTTTTTGTCATTCGCTTTATGCTCGAAGACATGCCAAGTCTTTGGAGCTTGTAACAGGCCTTTAATCATACCATCACAATGTCCCCGAAAATGCCCTAGTAACATTTCAAAACCTATCTGATTAGGTTTGCCGTCTTTGTCAAAGGTGCCGTCAGTGTTTACAAGCTCAATAAACGGCAAAGCCCTAAGTCTTGCAATAGTTACGTCCTCTTGGAGGTAGCCGTCTTCTATAGCCTTAATTCCTTTTGCTGATATTTTTCTTTTACAAGCATTTCTAAAACTGTAAAACAAATATCTTTCACAGTCGTTGCCTATCTCACTTGCGCCAAGATAATTACGGGGTTTTTCAAGCTGCTGTTTCAACTCCATAGCTTTATCCATAGCCTCAAGAGTCGGATCTGAATAGACATTATGATTTAATTCTGCCATTATATTTTGTTCTCCTTTAGTTTCTTTTTAAGTATTTTTTCAGATTCTTTTTCAGAAATTTCTTTTTTTTGCATTAAATCATAAATATCTTCTTGGAAAATTAGCCCCGTACAAATATTATTTTTATCATAACAAGACTGATAACCATTTCCTATCTCTAATGTTATTTTGTTTTTTGATATATTGTTTAAAACAATCATTGAAAGTATAAAAAGTTTTTTTTTATCTGTAAAAGTAAAATCTGTTTCAAAACACCAGATTTTTTCTTCGGGAATAAAAGCGATCATCCCCAGAGGAAAAGATATACATTCTATATCTTCTGAATAACTAACATCTTCTTTCTCGAAATAATCATGTAGAATTTCCACCATGATATTTATTTCTTTTGTTTTTTTGTTTAGTTTTGCTATTTTTATTTTTTCAGTCATGATTATTTTTTCTCCTCCTTTTTATTTAAAATACTCTTGATTTATTCCATACAAAAAGTCAAGAAATTTTTTAATTTTTTATTTATACGTTTTTTAATTTTAAAAATGATTGACAAATTAAATTACATTTTCTATTGTCATTTTCATTACTTAGGAGGTGAACATGGCAGAATCAAAAAAAAAAGGATTTACGCTTTATCTTGACTCTGGGGAAAAAAAAGAAATCGAAGATTATTTCTTAGAGCATAAGATTAAAAACTATTCTCAGGGTTATAAACATTTAATTTCTTTAGGCTTTGAGCAGTTTAAAAAAAAAGGAGGAAAAATCAGTGGATGAAAAGGAAAAGGAGAAGCTTTTTAATGATCTTATAAAAGCTAAAAAAGCAGAAGATCAGGCAAAAGACAAGCGTATTGAACTGGAAGAAAAAATTGCAGAGCTTTACACAGATCAGGTTACTGGAAAAAGTAAGACGTTTAATGAAGTAATTGGTAAAAACAAGTTTAAAATTACTGTTTCTAAAACAGTGAATGTTACTTTTGATCAGGACGCTTACTCAAAAACAAGACTTAATATTCCCGAAGACCTGAGACCGGAAAAAATTCAGTACAAACTTGATGCTGAGGGCATGGCATGGTTAGCAGTAAATAAGCCTGAGTTGTACAGAAGTGTTAGTGATTGTTTAAGCGAAAAGCCTGGTAAAACCGGCGTTAAGATTGAAAAAATTTAAAAGGAGGAAAAAATGGCATTTGATCCAGGCAGTATAAAAAAGGGAGCGAAAAAAGAACCTCGTAAAATGGTTATCTACGGTCCCCCGAAGACAGGGAAAAGCACGCTTTGTTCTTCAGCTCCGCATTCTCTGATGATTCCTACAGAGGACAGAATTTCGCACCTGACGGCGGATAAAACGGAAGTAATTACATCTTATGATGATATGCTCTCAGTTTTTGATTATATCTTAAACGGTCAGCATACTTATAAGAGAATAGTTATTGATACCTTAGATGAACTAGAGCCTCTCTTACATAAAGCTATTTGTGTTAAGAACGGCTGGAAAAGTCTTACAGAAGACAGTAATAAAGAAACAAACTTTCAGAAAGGTCTTATGTATCATGCAACAGACGGTTGGAGAAAA